TTTGTGGATTCAAGGCCCAGGATAACGCACAACTGGACGTGTTGTTCGTGGACGGGAATCTGCGTAATATATCAGTGGGTAATCTAAAAACTGTTTGCGCCAATTGCCAGCGGTTGCAGGGGATCCGTCGTCTGGGTTGGAGGATTGGTGATCTTGTTGCTGACGACTAGGTCGTCCACTTTCTTGTACAGGTCCTCCTTGGTACCATCATTTTCTATCACGTGATCAAATTCCCAGCCCATCCAATCCCATTCTGATTTATGGACACCCTTGTCCTGCATCTGTTCTCGTGTGGGTAGTTCACCCCTCTTGACCAATATGATCTGACCTTTGTTCTCCTTGATGGTCTTCAATTCGTTTTGGAATCTCGTATCTGATATCACGGTTGGTCGACCATCATATCTCGACAGGCAACTGTCTATCCATATGGCATCGTGCATGTGCTGTCTCATCACTTCCGTGCCGAAGTGTTGAAGCACCCATCTTGGCGTGACTGTCTTGCCAAACTTCTTTGACCAGAACTCGTCGGGCTGTTCCCTCCACTGCCTGCTGTCGTCGCCGTTGCCTTCCAGCATCTCGCGATCCCAGTTGAACATGGCACTCACAGCATCCTTGAGACTCTTGGCGAAAGAATCCCTGCGGAATCCGTGCTTTTGTTCTAATCTTTTTGATACCGTGTCCTTACCAGAACCTATTAATCCTACCACTCCTATCAGCATAGGCTTATTATACTATGTTTTCAGACGTTTTTCAATCTCTTTGATTGCTTTTCTCACAGATCTTAATATGGATGCCCTCAAGGTTTTCTTTCGTGCTTTCAAAGCCTTGATGCTCATAGTTTCCAGTTCCTCTACCAACTTTTCCAGTTCATCCAGCGTGAGGTCAGAGTAATTCTTGTAATTGGATTTTTTCATCAACACTATTTAGATGTGATCTGATTGGAATTAACCAATAACAAAACTGTGTGGTGTGCCACCTTCTTGGAAGTTGCCGATCTCTTGGTCAAGTCTCTCCATCTCGGCATTTCCCTCGTTCTTGAGTGCGTCACCGTTCAGAGTGGTTCCGCCCTGTGGACCCGCTATGGTGTTGAACTTGCCTCTGGCCTCTCCCAGCATGACCTTGCACACGGCCAAGGTGTAGTCCCTGATCCACGGCTTGGCGTAGATGTCTTTGAATAAGGTTATATCTGGTCTGTAGTTGTCGGTGTGCATCAACACGGTCTCGTTGTCTGCTCTCGGTCTCTGTGTTATGGTCAGTTTCTTTGTTGCCACATCAAAGTGGAACTGTATGAAACTTCCAAACAGTTTCCCAACAAGTTCTTGGTATGATGCGAAAGCGTAGTAGGTTGCCAGGCCACCTGTGGCTCCCGCCCTCAGTAGGTAGGTGTTGGTGTAGGCCAGGTTGAACGGTTCGAACAGTGTTCCGCCCTCACCTCCTTCTGTACGAGATCCAACTGTTCTCCTGTTGAGATTCCTGACGTTGATGACCTCATCTGGAAGTATGTATGAATTTTGGTTCTTCTTAAGTTCTAGGAAAGCGTATGATTCTTCCACAGCGTTTGATGATCGCTGTCTGTATCTGTTGGTGGCTCTTTCCAGCGCCGTTTGGTAGTGTTTTGGGTCCAATTCCACATCGATCATGCCCTCACCGAGGTTGTTCTTCACATAATCAAATATTTGCTGTTGTCCTGTTTGAAGTTCTGACATAGTCGTATTTATTGGTTTGAGCTATACAATAAATATGTATGATATGCCTAGACTGTCGATTTTCAAGCCTGAAAAGGGAAATGATTACAAGTTCTTTGACCGCAACATCAAGGAGATGTTCACGGTGGGAGGAACTGATCTACACTTCCACAAATACCTGGGTCCATACGATCAAGGAGATACCAACAAGGACGGTGCCGCAAGTCCCACCCAACCGCAGTACTCGGGAGACAGTCTCAACGAGACTACCATACAGGATCTGCTGTTCCTAGAGAACAGGGATAGGAAATATTCTGATGATGTTTATGTGGTACGTGGCATCTACAATGTGCAGGACGCGGATTTCAACCTATCACAGTTTGGAATGTTCCTACAGAACGACACTTTATTTTTAACAGTACACTTGAACGATATAGTTGAGAGGATAGGCAGGAAACCCATGGCAGGAGATGTCATAGAGTTTCCACACATGAAGGAAGATTATTCATTGGACGAATCCATACCCATAGCACTGAAGAGATACTACGTGGTGGAGGATGTGAACAGGGCGGCGGAAGGATTTTCACAGACATGGTGGCCACATCTACTACGATTGAAGATGAAGACACTGGTAGATTCTCAAGAATTCAAGGACATCATCGGCGATGCCACAACGGCAGGATCCATGGCCAGTTACATGAGCACCTACAACAGGGAGAAGACCATAAATGATCAGATAGTTGCGCAGGCGGAACAGGATTCTCCACGTGCAGGATTCAACTACAAACAGTATTACGTTGCTCCGATAGATGAAAGGGGCAACATAAGGACAGACAACGTCAATGACACAGACAGGGTTAGTTCAGACAAGACGGTAAACGCCGTGATAGACACTCCAGCCAGCTCTCACTATGGTTTCTACCTAGATGGCGATGGCGTGGCACCCAACGGTTACCCGGCCGGGTTTGGAATCAGTTTTCCAAACGCCAACGTGGACAAGGGAGATTACTTCCTACGCACAGACTACCTGCCTAACAGGCTGTTCAGATTCGATGGCACCAGATGGGTCAAAGTTGAGGATTCCGTCAGGATAACTACAACCAACAACGATTCAAGAGCAAACTTCAAGACTGGTTTCGTCAACAACACGACCACGGACACCATAAACGGTCTCACAGTTGACCAGAGACAGGCCTTGACCGACGCGCTTAAACCAAAGGCTGACAATTAAAGATGTTGCATTTCTACGAAGGCCAAGTCAGGAAATTTTTAACTCAGTTCATTAGGATCCTGAGCAACTTCTCTGTGGAGACGGGCAAGGGCGCAGATGGATCTGTGCAGTTGAGGGCGGTGCCTGTCACATATGGAGATCCAACGAGGCAGGTTGCCAACATAATCAGGAACAATTCAGAGAATGCCCTGCAGTACGCACCTAGGATCGCCTGTTATGTGAGGGAATTGAACTATGACAGGGACAGGATGCAGAATCCCTACCACATAGAGAAACAGCATCTAAGAGAACGTGATTACAACGAATCAACCGGCGAATACACCAACCAACTGGGTGCCGGGTACACAGTAGAGAAGGTGATGCCTTCTCCGTTCAGATTGGAAGTCACGGCGGACATATGGAGTTCGAACACAGACCAAAAACTGCAGATCATGGAACAGATACTGTATCTTTTCAACCCAGATTTCGAGATACAGAAGTCTGACAACTACATCGACTGGACCAGTCTGAGTTACGTTGAATTGACGGGAACGACATTCAGTTCCAGGACGATACCAGTAGGAGCCGACTCAGAGATCGACGTGGCCACACTGACGTTCAGTATGCCAATATGGCTGTCACCACCTGTGAAAGTCAAGAAGCTGGGTGTGGTACAGAAGATCATAATGAGCATATACGACGATGATGGTGGTATAGCCAAGGGCCTGATAGACGGCGAACTGATGTCGAGGAGTTACGTGACACCAAATAACTTTGGATTATTAGTCACGGGCAATCAACTGAGACTGCTGGGCACCACAGGTGTTAATGTCGGATCTGGAGGAGACGGCTTCCACACAGGTGCCAATGAACCGTCAAACTATGATCCTTTCGAAACTTTTGGACCTGCTGTTAATTGGAAAGTGCTACTTGATCAGTATGGAAAGGTCACGAACGGCACTTCACAGATCAGATTGAAACAGCCAAACGGAAATGAGATCATAGGAACAATAGCCACAACAACACTAGACGATACCATACTACTTTACAGCATAGATTCAGACACCATACCGTCCAACTCGTTGACCGCAGTCAAGAAGATCATAAATCCAGCGACATTCGATCCAGGCACACCCGTTGATGGTGACAGGTATCTCGTGATCAATGATGTTGGCGACAGTACTGCCACGTTCCAGAGTCAGACCTGGGGCACACTGGTGGCAGGTGTTGGTGACATCATAGAGTACAACGGTACGACAGGCAAGTGGAACGTGGCGTTTGATGCCTCAAATCCTGACTCCACACAGCACTACGTGACCAACCTCAACACGGGCATACAGTACAGATTCAACGGCACGGAATGGGTCAAATCCTACGAGGGCGTGTACACCGCTGGTAATTGGAGCATTGTGCTTGACGGTGGTTACAGTCAGAGTGATGACGCGGACAACAACGACGCACAGACACCTTGATAAAATACTCATAGGTTGTTATAATACGATATGAAAGAAAACATAGTCTGTTCTGGCGCACTGTTCTATAGCACTTCCACGAAACGTTTCCTGTTCCTTCAACGCACTGACAAGAAGACACAGGGCATGTGGGGTCTGGTGGGCGGACAGGCCAAGTACACCGAATCGGCATTCGAGGGATTGAAACGTGAGATCCAAGAGGAAGTGGGGGACACTCCTAAATTTAAAAAAGTGATACCTTTGGAGATGTTCACGTCAAACGATCAGAAGTTCTTCTTCCACACGTACTTGATAGCAATTGAATCAGAATTTATTCCTAAGTTAAACAGTGAACACTCCGGCTACTGCTGGTGTGCGTTCGAGTGCTGGCCCAAGAACCTGCACATGGGATTGAGGAACACACTCAACAATAAATCGATAAAAGGTAAGTTACAGACTATATTGGATCTTATCGTTTAACCTGTACTAATTTTTAGATCGTTTCCGCTTCTCCAAAGTTGTCCTGCCACTTGAGGATCAGAAGTTGGAAGATTGGATAATGTAAAAGCACTGTTTGAGAAAGTCTTAGCACCTGATATGGTCTGTGTTGTTGACACCAGAACCTGTTCTGATGTTGCCGCCCCCGCGGATGCTCTTAATAACTGAACCCTGTATGCGTTTACTGTGGTGCTGGCACCTGATGTTGATGCTGATGAAACCGTCACAGTTGATCCCGACAGTGCCGCTGTAAAAGACAGTTGTGTTGATCCTTTTGTGGAAACCACAGGTCCCGCACTCACGTAGGCATCTGCCCCGTCTGACACAACGAAAACCTCAGATATAGACGCCGCTCCCTCTGATGAGCTATTGCCAACCACAACGTAGTGGGCACCGTTGGCAGTGTCTGTGGTGAAAGTGTCCATTGTGGTCGCACTGCTGGATGTGGTGGTCTGACCCACGGTCTTGGTGTTGGTGCTGGTTGCGTCTGATTCTGCGTCTCCCAATAGAACCCTGTACATTTTGACCGCTGTGTTGGGAGAACACGACGCTCTCAATCTCACGTCCGTGCCATTGATGTCCGCGGTCAGTGTTATCAGGCTGTTGTTGCCCGTGAATGTTTCGTTGTATGATGTTATGAATGCGTCGGACCCATTGTGTACCACCAAACATTCTATGTTTGACAATTCACCATTCGCACTGTTACATGAAATGTAGTACTTGGCACCTCTGTATGTAGCATGTGCCCAGGTGTCTAGGTTTTCCACAGCACTGTCAACGTCGGTGTTGATTATTGTCGCTGTGTTTCCGGAACTTGTGGCGGACGTGCTGTCCCCCAATCCTATCTTGAAAAATTTTATAGAGTTCACAGCCGCTGTGCCCGATGCCCTCAATCTCACTGTGCCCGAGTTCACGTCCGCGGTGTATGTGATGTGATCGTTGTCACCGGATCTAACACCACCGCCGGATGAAACGAAAGCGTCTGAGTCATTGTGAACCAGTGATATCTGGTCCGTGGCCAATTCGTCATTGATCTCATCCTTGGTCACCGCAAGGTAGAAAACACTATCAAACGTGCCTGTGGTGAATGTGTCTACGTTGACAGATGTCGTGCCTATTGATGTCTGCTCTCCCGTGCTGGTGTCAGCGGATTCCGTAACGGATGCCTGTGTGGCTATGTTGGTCCATCCCGTCGTGTCGTACCTCTCGTAGGTGTCGGTCGAGGTGTTGTACCTTATCATCCCCGTGATGCTGTTGCTAGGCCTATCGGCCGTGGTGCCTTTTGGCAGTGTGATCGCACCTGGTTCGAGTTTCAAGTTGTTGTGTGTGATGTAAAGGTCGTCTGAAGTCTGGCCGGTCGCCCTGTATATGTTCTCTGCCTCCATGGACAGTCTCGCGAAGTATATCTTGGTGTTGGGATTACAACTCGCCCTCAGTCTCGCCTTGCCACTGGAAACGTCCGCGCTGAAAGTGGCCAGATTGTTATTGGCGGACAACACGAAACTTTCAATGATCGTGGCGTCCGTGCCCGCGTTGTTGACGACCAATGTCACTTCGGAATTTTGGTATTCCGAACCTGACTCCATTGTGATGAAGTATCTGGCAGTCTTGTACTTGAACACGTCAAACGTGTCCACTGTCTCTATCGCTGAATCTATGTCACCCTTTACCCCATACAGGAAGTTGTCAAACTCTCCCAGTTTGGTCTTCGATCCCAGATCCTGCCTGTACAGTATTGCGGTACCGGTGGTGTTCCCGGCCGATGCGGAACTCAATGTCACCGTGGCATCCGATATTGACGCACTTATGGTGTGTAATGGTGTGCCCCTGCTTGACACCAGGGCGTAGTCATCATGATACACCGTAGTGCCGTCGTGCGTGAGGCTGGTCTCTGATATCTGGTAGTCTCCCGCTGTGTCATCCTTGATCAAAACCACGTACTTGGCTCCCCTTATGTCTGTCTTGGTGAACTGGTCTAGGGTCGTCGCACTGGAACCTATGCTGGTGGAGGTGGCTATGATCTTGCTGTTGGTGTTGGCGACGGTTTCATGGTGATCTCCCAACGCTATCCTGTATACCCTCAAGTTGGTGTGTGAGGACGTGTTAGTTGCCGCTGAAAGTTGTACCATGTCTCCTGATATGGCCACGGTGAAATCTGCTATCCTTGTTGAGTCCTCGTTTACGTTGTATGTTGACACGTAGGGTGTCGTGTCGTCATGAACCACTGACACTTTGAGGTGTCCCACGAAGCCGTTGTCCTGGTCCTCCATCACGATGTCATATATGGCACCCCTGTATTCTGTGATGTCGAACTCGTCCACGATCGCTGTGGTGGTATCCAATTTGTAGTGGTTGAACTGTTTGACCGCAGTGTTGTTCCCTCCACCGCCACCTGATGATTCTGAGAATGAAAGGATTCCATTTCCGTCTGTGGTCAGTACCTGCCCGTTGCTCCCGTCGGCGGATGGAAATGTTATACCACTCAACACCACTGATCCCGTTCCACCTGGCGTGATGTTGATGTCAGCGTTTGAACTTGATCCTATTGTGTTGTCATTGAAGGTTATATTGTCTATGGTCTGCGTGCCCGTGTTCTGCAGATATGAGCTAAGATCCGGACCTGTTATGGTCAAAGTGTCTCCTGACACCGCCGTGGTGATGTTATCGCCGCCCGCTATCTTGAATGTCTCACCCGTGCCTAGCACCGCACCTGTCGAGTCATCACCGACCAACTGTATGTTGGTGTCTACATTTATTCCGCTCAGCTGTGATCCGTCACCAGCGAATGCTGTTGCCGTTACTGTTCCTGCTACCTGTAATGCTGTTGTGGGTTCTGAAGTACCAATACCCACGCGACTGTTGGTCACATCGAGGTACAGTAGGTTTGTTTCAAACGCGAGGTCGACGCCATTCCTGGTCAGGTTTGACTTTAGTACCGACCCTGATATACGACCTATGGCCATACTGAGGTACTCCTTATAATAATGTTAGTGTGGCAAACGCCACGCACGGTCTCCCTATCATTGCCGACCGACAGCAGTATGGGTATTTATGCGCCTAAAAAAAAAGGGCGACCCTAGAGCCGCCCTTTTGTACTACTAAAAAGTAGAGATATTTATTAGTTGTTGGTCCTCACCGCGCAGTTTACCAGTTTGATGCCTGCGTCTGTGTTGGACTCCAGTGCCCTACCGATCACGTTGAAAGGAGAGATCGACTCGCCCTGCGCAACCGCCCTGGCGCAACCTTTTGTTGATGAAGTAACAAGTCTCTGACCTTTTGTCACAGCGCCCACTACCCTGACCGGTGTCCTACCTGTCATGGCAACGAACGGATGTGTGGTGTTGTCACCCGCACCTGCGTTCATCATGTATGCTGGTTTGTCAGAGATAACACCAAAAACGTCCTGGGACATCTCTGAAGTCGCTTCCGTGATCTCCGCTGTACCGCCCACTTCAACAACTGTGCCGATTTCCATAGGAGCGTCTGCTTCGAAACGCTCCGCCACGTCCGCGTACTGTGCCGCTGATGCCGTGGTGGACAGCACGTTGGTTGATGGGTTGTATGATAGTCCGGTGTCCGTCTCCAGTCCCTGTGCGCCCGTGGCACCGTCAACGAATGTCAAGTAAACAGTCTCGTTGGTGGAGTTGTTGGCACTGATGGTCGCGTTGGTGGCAGTCGTGGCTGTAGCAGAGTTACCTGTACAAGATCCCGAACTTCCAGTCACGTTACCTGTGACATTACCTGTCAAGTTACCACTGAAAGTTGTTGCTGTCAATGTACCGTTACTGCTGTTGAAAGTCAGGTTAGTTCCAGACTTAGGTGCTAGATTACCTGATGCCGCAGTTGTGAAAATTACGTTACAAGTAGTATCAGAACTCTCATCTGCAACCGTGACTGTTGACGCCACAGTGGCAGTTGCCGCGTTACCTGACGTGTCCTGGTTACCCGCTGTGTTCACACCTGGTAGGTTGATGTTGGCACTTCCATTGAATGAAACGCCACCTATGGTCCTTGCTGTCTGTAGGGTCGTGGCCGTGCTGGCGTTACCAGTCACCGCTCCCGTCACGTTACCCTCTAGGTTGGCTACCAATGTGCCCGTGGTGATGGTCAGGTTACCTGTTGATGCACCCGTGAACGTGCCCGTACCCATTTTGAACTTGTCTTCCGACTCGTCGAAACCGATGAACGCGTTGTTTGAGTCTCCACGCTCGATCACGATACCCGCGTCGTTGGCCGGGGCACCAGTAGTTCCGTTGGCCAGTTCCATCAGTGAGTCTGACACCACCGTGTTGGTCGTGGCCACTGTTGTGGTCGTACCGTTGACCGTGAAGTTGCCTGATACCACGACATTCCCACTGAAAGTGGCCGAAGTGTCATTGATGGTCAACTCTGTGTTACCATCTGCGACAACGGTTATCGCGCCCGTGCCTGAGTCAGAAACTGTCACGTTACTGTTACCTTCGCTTATCGATGTTGATGAGATGTTTCCGATCTCTGTGTCAACGTAGGCCTTGATAGACTGTTGTGTTGCCAGTTTGGTTGCCGAGTTTGAAGACATGTTGTCCTCGTCTGCTACCACGCCAGATGTGAAATCAGCGAAGTCGATGTTCGAGATAGAGTTGCCCGTTCCATTTGCGTCAAATGTCTTGTTGGTGAATGTCAGTGTATCACTGGCTATGTTGGCGTCCTGTGCGTCCACGTAGGCCTTGATAGACTGCTGTGTGGCCAGTGCTGTGGCCGAGTCGGATCCCATTGCGTCCTCGTCCAGGATGCTGTTCACCCTAGCACCTGATCCACCCAACTGCATACCAGAATCATTAACTGTGAGTTCTTCGTTGCTGTTCGCTGTGATGGTCAATACGCCTGAAGCACCCGTGCCTGACACAGTTGCGTTCGTGGCGTTGCTGTCTGTTGTGATACTCGTTGTTGAGATCGCGTTTATCTGATCGTCAACGTATTTCTTGTTGGCCACGTCACCGTCAGCACTTGGTGCCGCTGTGGCTAGACCTGTTATGGTGTTCGCTGATGCTGATATAACAATATCACCAACAGAGATACCGTTGTGTACTCTAAAGTTTCTTGTTGTCATGGTTCCTATGTCTCCCGCATGATTGTTATTGATTTAATGTTTGGCCGTAAAAAAACGCCCCAACAGTAGTATTTACCATTAGGGCGTTTAGAATTATCGTTAAGGTTCTAGTTTTGCCTGACTGTACCTTACGCCGCCGCCAGTGAGTACTGAACTTTAATGCTCTGTGTACCCGAGTTGTTTGGCGTGGCCTGTATGTTCACTGTGTTTGATCCATCGTGTACAGCAGTGAATGTTGACAGGTCATTGGCGCCTGTGTTGGTTATGCCAAACACCGTGATGTATGCGGTGGTACCGTCGTGTACCACAACACCCTTCATCGCACTGTATTCGGTGTTGCCTGAGTCCTGAGTCTGTATGAACAACTCTGCCGATCTGTATGTGGCGGCGTTGAAGCTCATCACAGTTGTGGCACTGGAACCTGACACAGATACCGCTGTGGTCTCAGATCTCGCAACACCCCCCGTTACCAGTGAAGTCCCATCAGCACCCGTGATCGCGAAGATCCTCGCGCCCGAGTGTGGCACACTCGTGAAAGTGATGTTTGTGCCTGACACTGTGTAGTTCTCTGTGGGTTCCTGGTACACGTTGTCGATGTAAACGAACACGTTGTTGGCAGATTCTGGAGCAGTGCTGAAGAACCCGTTGAACGTCTGCGTGGAACCGTCACCTGTTGTGGTCTCCTTGGTGAAGGTCGGGGCCGCACCCGCTATCGCAAAGTTGATCCAAGTGGAACCGTCCGTTGAACCCTCGTAAGAACCAGATTCACTGTTGAACCTGATGATACCAGTGGCCGCCGTTGGTCTGG